ATGAGGAGCTGGATTGGGTGGGCGAACAACTGGCGTCGCGTGGATTCAGGGTGATTTCAATTGCGTCGCCGCTGTTCAAATGCCTGCTGCCGGATTCGCCCGCGGTGGACAGCCGATTTCAGCACGATGTTTTCGCAGCGAAACATACTTTTGAGGACCAGCCGCAATTGGCGGAGCGGGCGTTCGCAATCGCCACGAAGTTTGGGGCGAAGATAATCCGGGTGTTCTCTTTCTGGCGGACGGTGCAGCCGGAGCTGTGTTTCGACAGCGTGGCGCGTGAACTGGGGCAACTGGCGGAGCAGGCTGCGCTTCACGGTTTAACGATCGGGCTTGAGAACGAGCACGCTTGCAATATTGCTACCGGCGCGGAGACACGGCGGATGTTGGATTGTTTGAAACATTCTAACTTAGGAGTGGTTTGGGATCCTGCCAACGCGTATGTATCCGGCGAGAGCCCTTTTCCAGTAGGTTATGGGTTTTTGCCGTCGGAGCGAATCGTTCACGTGCACGCGAAGGATTGCCACATGGAGGGGTACAAGCCGGTGTGGGGGCCGCTGGGTACGCGTGGGGTGGATTGGAAAGGACAGATCGCCGCGTTGCTGAGGGATGAGTACAAGGGCTATTTGAGTTTGGAAACGCATTGGGCGGGGCCTGGGGGTGACAAACTGGAGGCCAGCAAGATCTGTGGATGGAATTTGCGAGGGTTAGCGAGCGGTTAGCGGCGGGTTCGACCATGAAGGAAAACTGACATGCAACATGTACCGGTGACGGAAATTGAATTTGTGGCGCGGCTGTTTTTGGCGCTGGGATTAGGGGCGCTGATCGGGTTGGAGCGCCAGCTTCGGAATCACGAGGGCGGGCTGAAAACGAACGCGCTGGTGGCGACGGGATCGGCGATGTTCGTCATGATGGCTAGCCGGTTCGGCGAACCCGATCGAATCATCGGACAGATATTGCCGGGCATCGGATTCCTGGGCGCGGGCATGATCATGCGGGACGGATTGCATGTACGTGGTTTGAATACAGCGGCCACCATGTGGTGTTCGGCGGCAGTGGGGGCATTGGTTGGAACCGGCGAAAACCTTCTAGCCGCGCTAGCCGCAGTTACGGTTGTAGCTGCCAATGTTGTTTTGCGCGAAGTGGCGGTGTGGATCGACCGTAAACACGAAGCGGGCGGACGCAAAGTAAGCGGGAACGCCGGCCAATAAACGCCAAAAACGCGCGATGACAAATCATTCATAGGAATCTGCGCAGCGTTTTCAGTTGCTTAACGCACGGTTGCGATTGGTTGTATTAGACGGCTGATAAGTTTGGTGCAGGAGAGAGTCGTTTTGGGGCGCTTCCGAAAGAGGCGCCCCGTTTTTTTTTGGGGATTGAGATGAAAAGAGTAGCGGATCAGAAAGCCGGCACAACTAAGAGCCGCAAGGACCTGATCACCAGTTTGCTATCAAGGATTGAAAAACAGCTCGACACACAGAAGACGAGAGTCACGCTGACGGACTTCATCCGGCTGATCCAATTGCAACGCGAGCTAGAGCAGGAGGAGCAACCGGCGGAGGTCATTGTTACGTGGAAAGACCTGTCGGAGAAACAAAACGCCGTGAAATAAGGTACAGCCCGCTTCCATCGCAGCGGGAGTTTCATTGCTCGACGGCGAGATTCAAAGGGTTTTCGGGGCCAATCGGATCGGGGAAGAGTCAGGCGCTCTGCCACGAAGCGATCCGGCTGAGTTACCTGAATCCCGGGAGGCAAGGGTTAATTGGAGCGCCGACTTACCCGATGTTACGGGATGCCACGCTGACCAGTTTTCTGGAGATAGTGCGTGACAACGGTTTGCCGCATGAGTTGAATAAGTCCGAATTGGTGTTGGTGATGAAAGACACCGGCTCGCGGATTTACTTTCGCTCGGTGGACGATTTTGAAAGGTTACGAGGAACTAACCTGGCGTGGTTCGGGGTAGACGAGTTGACTTACACGGCCGAGGAAGCGTGGCTGCGGCTGGAAGGGCGGCTGCGGGATCCGAAGGGTTCGCGATTATGCGGCTTCGCGGTTTGGACTCCGAAGGGCTTCGATTGGGTTTACCGGCGTTTTATCCGGAATTGCGTAGACGGTTATGAAGTGGTGCTGGCCCGGCCTTATGAGAACAAGCACGTTCTTGATAAGATTCCGGATTTTTATGACCGGCTGAAAAGCAGCTACGATCCCAAGTTCTTTGAACAGGAAGTATTGGGCGAATATCTGAGCCTGCACGCGGGTGTGGTGTACAGAGGATTTAACCGGGCGCGAAATCTAAAGGTGATGGAAGTGGATCCGGGGCTGCCGTTGTTCTGGGCACTGGATTTCAACGTCGATCCAATGAGCTCGGTGGTGGCGCAACAGAAAGAAGGCGAAGTAAGAGTTCTGGACGAGATTGTATTGAGCAGGGCCAGCACACTGGAGGCCTGCGAGGAATTCCATACAAGATATCCGAACCATCAGGCGGGAATTGTCATTTACGGAGACGCATCGGGGCAGCGGTTACAGACGGCGGGAACTACGGATTATCAAATCATCAAAGAGTACTTCCGGCAAACGGCCTATAGAGGGGTGAAGTTCCGGGTGCCGGCCAGCAATCCGAGCGTACGAGACCGGGTGGCACTGGTGAACGCGAAGCTATTCTCCGCCGTGGAAGAAGTTAGTTTGTTCACGCATCCCCGATGTAAGGGGCTGACGATGGATTTTGAAGAAGTGACATTCAAACCGGACAGCAGCGTGATCGATAAAGACAAGGATCCGAAGAGGACTCACCTATCGGACGCCTTGGGCTACTTGATCTGGCAGGAGTGCCGGCCGGGGGTAGCGTTCGGCGAGCAAGGTAAACGGCTGATTTAGCCGCACACGACGGGAAGAGGCAAACGACGGCAAGAGATGGATAAGGCCAGTTTCGACATCAATCACGAGCATCCAGAGTTCGCGGTGAAGCGCGCCATGTGGCGGCAATACCGCGATCTGTATGCAGGCGGAGAGCAATTCAAACTGAATGCCGATCGTTATCTGGTCCGACGCCAGAAGGAGCCGGGCGATGTGTACGCGGAAAGATTGAGCCGCTGCTTCTATGAGAATTACATCGGCTCGATTGTCGATTGGTACACTGCGACGCTTTTCCGGCGCGAACCGGTGCTGGCTTTTGAGGGAAGCAACGAGCGCGCGAAGAGATTTTTCTCCGAGTTTACCGAAGATTGCGACCTGAAAGGCGCCAGCGTAGCGGAATTTTTCCGGAGGCAGTTCATTGAAGCGTTGGTCAGCGGGAAGAGTTTTGTCCTGATCGATTTTCCCCGGTTCGGCCGCCCAGCGGGAAATCGAGCGGAAGAAGATGAGCGGGGCGCGTCGCGGGCTTATCTGGTGAGTTATGGCGCCGACGAATTAATCAATTGGAGTTACGACGAACACGGCCACTATCAGTGGGTGGTGCTGCGAACGCAGAGTCTTAGGAAAGCGAAGATTGAGGATGCGGCGTGGGTCAAGCAGACGCGCTGGGTGTATTACGACAAAGAAACCTACCGGATTTACGAGCAGGCCGAGAACGGCACGGAGCGGGGCCCGATCGACCTGGTTTCCGAAGGGCGGCATGGGCTGGCCAAGCAGGCCCGGGTGCCTTTGGTGGAGTTACGCGTGTCGGAAGGACTTTGGCTGTTGAACAAAGCCGGGTCGCTGCAGCTGGAGCACTTCAATAAATCGAACGCGCTGGGATGGGCACTGACGATGGGGCTGTTCGCCATGCCGGTGGTTTACTCGGAACGGGACTGGAACCAGGTGATGGGTGAGTCTTACTACATCCAACTTGGGCCGCAAGACCGCTTTGGATGGACCGAGCCCGAAGGCCATGTCTTCCAAATTGCGGCGGATAATCTGGCGAGGCTACAAGAAGAGATCTACAGAGTTTGTCACGTCACGCACGCCGGCGCGGCGACGTCCGGGAGCAATGCGCAGTCGGGACTTAGTAAGCAACGCGACTTCGCGATAACGCAAGAGGTGCTGCGAGCTTATGGTGACGCGGTAAAGGAAGCCATAAAGCGCGTGCTGCGGGCGATTGAAGCGGCGCGCGAGGACGATCTAAGCATCGATGTCTCGGGAATGGACGAGTTCGACATCGGCGATTTTGGGACGGAATTATCGGACGCCGAGAGGCTGCTGCAGTTGGGAATCAAATCGCCTACGTTGCAAAAGCAAGTGTTCAAAAAGCTGGCCTTTCAATTCCTATGCGACGTGAGACAGGAAGTGAAGGACCGGATCGGCCGGGAAATCGATCAACAAAGCTAGAAGGCGAAAGGTTGGGAGGTTTATGGAAGAGGAGAAGAAAGACGGCACGGATTTGCGCCCCATCATTCAGGGGGTGATTGAGGAGTTTGTGCGCGCGCAACAGGTGAGAGCGGAGCCTGCTTACAAAGCTGAGTTACTGGACGAGCGCAAACGGCGGGAGGATTTGGAGCGGCGGCTGAATGAATTGGTTGTGGAAAACCAGCGCAGCCGTCAGATGGCGGAAGAGGCTGAGCGAAGCATATCGATTCGTTCGGAGCTGCAGCGGCTGGGCGTAGCAAAACTGGACTTAGCTTACAAGGCCGTGAAGGACGACATTCAAAGGGGCGAAGACGGGCGCCTAACGGCCAAGGGCGGGCAGGGCGAGGTTGCGGTGCGTGACTACCTGACGCAGTTCGTGCAAGAGAATCCAGAGTTGCTACCGGCGCGAATCACGGGGGGCTCGGGCGTGGGGTCGGCGCCCAAGATAACGCCCAGTGGGGGCGGATTGGACCTGGACAAGATTCGACCCGGCATGAGCGCTGAGGACTTGGACAAGGCGCGCCAAGAAATCGCGCGGGTAGCAAGCCAGGCGATGCGCGGTCTTTGATAGGCGCTGGGGAAGCAGCCCGAAAGATGAGCAACCCCGGGGCGACTGAATGAGAGTAACAAGAAAAGGAAGAAAAGATGGCAACAATTACTTCAGCAAATGTCGCAAGTGCGATTGTCAAATTAGTCGCGGTGGACGCATTACCGGCGCTTGTCACTAACCTGGTGATGGGCAACTTAGTCAACCGGGATTACGAACCAACGCTGGCGCACGCGGGGGATACGGTGAACGTACCGATTCCTCCAACTCTGGTGGCGAACAACATCGCGGAAGGGGGGACGGTTCAGCCTCAGAATCCGAACCTCGGAAACGCGCAGATTGTGT